CAGCTAGTAAATCTAAAGTTGGACAATCAGCTGCTAAAATCGGAGCTAAAGTTACAGGATCTGCAGCAGGTATAGCTGCTAAAAAAGCGGCAAAATCTGCAGCTGTAAAAGGTGCTGGAAAAATTGCATCTAAAGCAATTCCTGGATTAGGAATATTAGCAGGATTAGGATTTGCTGCCCATAGATTGATGAAAGGTCAATTTATTGAAGCTGGATTAGAATTAACTTCTGGATTAATGGGTGGTTCAGCATTATTATCTGGCGGTGTCAGTTTAGGTGGAATGGCTGCAGCAGAAAGTGCTTTAGCATATAGAGATTATCAAAGATCTAAGGGTAAGTATGATAAAAAACATAAAAACCTTAGCAAATCAATGGTTAAAAGAATTAAAAACATTCAAAACTCTACATCTCAATATTTACCTATATTTGCTGGGTTTACTGGTTCTGCAACTGCAATGATATCTGCTGGATATTTAAATAAATTAAGTATTAATAATCCTGAAGCATTAGTAAAAGCTGCAGATAAAATTAGTGGTGTTGGTAGAAAAGCATGGGAAGAAGCAGGTGGTAGCGCCAAAGTATATGAAGGAGCTAAATTTATATCTAAATCTAAAAAGAAAATTTTAGATTTATGGGATGATAGAACAGATATGTTCGATGATGCTGTTGATAAAACAAAAAGTGTTTATGAAAAAGGTAAAAAAGAAGTTAAGAAATTTTATAAAACAAAAGGCAAAAAATTTATTAAAAAAGGTACAGAAAAAGCACAAGATATGTATCAAGGTTTTAAACAAAAAGCTTTTGATATAAAAGATAATATGCCAGATTTAATGTCAAATCTTAGTGATAATATTGTTACTTCTTTTATGAAATTTGGTAATTTTATGAGTCAATCTATTGGAGACCCAGTAGAACATTATCAAAATATGAAAGAAAAAGTTTTTAAAGGAATAACATCAGCGAGAAATTCATTAGCGTCTATGTATTCTAAATTACATGATATATTTGAATTATTAAAAAGTGAATTACAATGGAAAAAAATATCAATGAAAATGCGAAAAACAAAAGAATCATTAGGGATACCAGAATTTGAAATGCCTCAATTTGTATCTCCTTTGGCATCAATATCAGCAGCGGCTGGCGCTGGTTTTAAATTCAACCAGGATGATGAATTTATGATGGGTAAAGGTCATAAAGGTGAAACTCTTATTCAAGGTGGAAAGAATATGACATTCATGACACCTATAATGGTATGGGAAGATCTAGTAGACCAATTCGCAGAGACCCATATATTGATTCAATTTTAGGCGGACGAATAACGTAAGGAGATTATTATGACATTAAAAGGTTATGAGTTTGATTATATACCATATATTAAACCAAAACAAAAACAATCGTTTTGGCAAAAATTTAAAGAATTTTTTGGGTTTGGTCCGGATAAAAAAGAAACTACGACAGTAACAAATTTAGATGGTATGATATTTGGAATGCCACCATCTACTCATATTAGTGATATGATGTTACATAACTCTATGCCAGTAGCAACTATTATTCCTTGTGAACCTAAATTCGACAAAGGAACTTCTTTATTTTCATTAGATGCTGGTAAGGGTTGGACTGAGTATATGAAAATATTAAACAGTGTTGATTTTACAATGGACGGTGGAACTAAAAAAGCAATTCAAGTTGCATATCTAGCAGATAGTTTTCCTTCTGATACATTTAATAATGAATATGGAGAAACAATATTTGATAGAATGGCACAAGGAGTATCATCTACTGTTGGTGATTTTTCTCAAATATTAGGAATAACTAATCCAAATGATTTGAAAGAAATGGCTGGTTCGATTCCATGGGCTGGTGGAGCAATAAAAGGTGGAATAAATACAGGTGAAAAAGCTTATGGTAAATTAATTGAATCATTAGAAGAACATGGTCATGCTAAAGGTGCATCATTTGCTAAAGAAGCAGGACAGGCATTTGCAGCAGCAGCTACAGGTGCTAGAATAGATTTTCCAATGGTATGGAAAAATAGTAGTTTTAATCCGGCATACTCTATGACAATAAGATTATATAATCCAGATCCAGGTAATCCAAATTCAACAAGAAAATATATTGTTGGACCAATAGCAGCAATATTATCTATGGCATTACCAAAGGTTGGAGGAAAAAGTGTGGCAAGTTATAAATGGCCACTATTTTGTAAAGTAATATCACCAGGTATTTTTAATTTAAATGCTGGTTTTATAAGTAATGTAACTATTATTAAAGGTGGAGATCAACAAAGTATAGCATATAATCAATCATTAGCTATGTGTGATGTTAGAATAGAATTTGGAAGTTTATATAATAGTATTATTGCTGGAAAGGGTAGTGAAAAATATAATGAGAAAAGACCAACTTTAGGAAGTTACTTAGAAGTATTGGGTGGTAAAAGTTTTCAATCATTAGATCAACGAAAACCATTATTCAAAGGAGATGCCTCACCAATTAATTTATATGGAACAACAAAATCTATTCCCATTAAAGAGCTCTCTACTAGAGGTTCTAGTACAATTGGAAGAGTAGAAGAATCTATTATATCTGTTGCAAATGATTTAATATCTAAATCTAAATCATTTATAGGATAGAAACTTCAATAACAGAAAACAACTTTGGAAGAAATGGATGCATATCAAAATGAAGCGGCTTCAAAAGAAGCGTATATTTAACAAATAGAATTTCTCATATATAATGTAATATAATAAGCTAAATATAAATTAATTAAAGATTGTGTTTGTTTAGTTAGTTTATTATATTCTTTATCAAATTTAATATCTTTTATAAGTTTTTGTATTAAAACGTTAATTTGTTGTTTAAAATATACTAATGCTTTAGTTCTTTTAACAGCCATTAATGTTCTAACATTTATATAAAATTCATCTCCGCATAAATGACCTACCTGAGTTAACTCTTTAACAAATAATTCTAAAATAAGTCTTATATTATCTGTGTAATTAATATTAGTTAAACTTTTTGATATAGAAGTTGCTAGAGATGCTCTAATTTTAGTAAGATTTCTAGAATTAGTAACAGCCTTAGAATCAATAGTTTTATATACAGTTATGCTTTTAACAACATCATTTATTAAACGACTTGATTTTTCTAATTGTTGATATTGTGTAGAATCTTCATCATCAATAGGAGTTCTTATTGTTGTTCCCTCTTTACTGGCTCTGTAATATATTTCAGCGAAACTCTTAATACTTTGAGATATTCTAGTTCTACATTCAGTTATAAATGCAGCAATTCCATCAACATCTCCCATTTTAATAACTCTCCCAAATCTTTTATCCATTTCTTTAGATAAATAAAATAATGAACCAGATATAGTTTTTTCTCTTGAAAACAAATGAGTTTTGGCTAAATTTTCTAATGCATATTTAAACACGTCATCATTACAAAATTGCATTTGTTTATGCATTAAATTGGTATAATTTCTAATAATATAAAATATCAATGTTGATTTATATGCAGTTACTTGACGACTTTTATTTAAAGCGTACATTAAAAATATATAAAAATTCGATATAGGATCTCTATGTAATTTCCATTTGGCAGCAGGTTTTCCTTTGTAAAATCTGGTTACATATTGACTAATATCTTTTTCTTTTAACTTACATAAGAATAATAATTCATAATAGTATTTTTTTAATGATGGATAATAACACGGTTCTGATAAACTAGATAATTCAAACGCTGTAATCTTATGTAAAGTTCTTTTTAATCTATTTAAATCAATAGTAGCTTTATCTAATAAAATTTCCATATTTTAAACACCTACTGTAAAGAGTTTGATTGTAATATCATCTTCCGTAAAATATATCCATTCAGGAGTATATTCTAATAATTCTTGTTGTTGAAATTCATCAATGTTAAAATTGAAGAAAATTCCGCTTTCAGGTTCTATTAGTCTACAATAAGAAACACCATTAATATTATGTACTAAATCAATTATTTTAGAACGTCTTATTTCTATTTTATGTCCAAAGATTGGTTTATAATAATTTAATAATGTTGATTTTATATTTGATATTAACGTTGTTTCTTGTATAGAAGAATCATTTACTTTAAAAATTTCTATTGTTATTTTTAAAGGAATGTCATAAATTGGTTTTCTCCAACCATATTCTGAATAAATATAATTACTTGCTTTATTATTAACGTAAACAATATCCCCACCTACTGGTTCTATAAAAGTCCATATATTAGCAGTTGCATCAACACATATTGCAATATTATCTCTGTTATTATTCCAATCTCCGCCTTCATTACCAGACACTATATATCTATCCGCTAAATTTGGACTTGGTGGTATAATAGTTATTCCAATATCATTAACAGCTATTTTAGTTGGTTTATTTTTTAACATATTCTTTGATAAACCAGTAGTATTACATAATTTTATGTTAATAAAATCAGTTAACATTCTATAATTTTTAAATTCAGATGATGATAAAAAAGCTTGTAATACTTGTTTTTCAAAAATTACTTGATCAATACTTTCATAATATGAATTTAAAATAACAGGTATATCATAAATAATCGTTGAAGTTCCATCTTCAAAAGAATTTGACATCATAAAACTTTTTAAATCTTTTCTAAATGTAAAATCAACTGAATATTCACTAATTAAAGGTTGGTAAATTAATGCTGTTGGATTGGATATTGTAAAATAATATGTTTGACTACCAAGGGGTATATCTAAATAATCAGAAAATAAATAACTAAAAGTTCCACCTCCAGTACCAGCATTATTTGTCATAATATACTTATCATTAGATGATAATACTGTCATAGTACATTCTAAATTAGCTAAATCAACTTCATTAGAAAAATAAGTTAATTCAAATAATGCAGTAGATGTATTATCATCAGCATGAATATTTAAATCATTAATATTAAAATGAAATAAATCCTGATCATCATGACCCCAACTTTCAATTAAAGTAGGTGTCATTTCTAAATGTCTCATAATATAATGATAATAAGCAACATCATTTTGTTGATCTATAGTCATTTCAAATAATGTTATATAATCAATTCCATCTATCTCTATAATTACACCACGAGGAATATATGTTGTGGATGAAGATATATCATGCCATGCTCCAGAATTATAATATCTATCAGTAAATACGTTTCTAGAAGGCACTATTTCATCACCAAATTCAAGAATA